AACGCTGAGTATCCTGCTATGGGTGTCCAGCAGTAGGCGACGTAAGTGGCTGCGGAAGCGTTAATACCTGCATAACTTCCGTTAATACCAAAAACAGAAGATGTCATTCCGTTGTACCAATAATTGGAATACGTACCCGCTGCATTTGTAGCGTTTAATTGAATTGCTTGATTTTGCCCAAGTGATGAATGGTAAACCTGCCAATCATTTCCGGCTGCGCTTCTTTGTTTAACAATTACCAAACTAGGCGCAACGCCCAATCCATGCCCGACAGTCGCATTAGCACCCGTACCTGTATACGTCACCACACTAAACCCAGCAGACGCATTAACGCTCACAGTCGATGTGATTGAGCCATTGGTGTTGCTTGATGTTGAGCCTTGCCCTGCTTGCCATTGCCAGCCGACAAACGTAGAGCCGTTGTTATTAACTTGTTGTGATGTATCGGCAGCTAAACCAAAACCATTGCTATTAAATGAAGTAAATCCGTTTTGCGTATATTCAGCACCTGTACCATTTGATGCTAATCCTAATGTTGCACCACGCACTGAATCTGCCAAGTTATGTGAAACAACAGCACTCCGGCATTTAATCCAAACCAAATCAGGCTTAAACCCCGCAGCATTAACAATACTTTGCGTTGATCCATTACCCGTGTACAACGTAGCATCCATCACCTTGTTACCCGCCAAGATGGTGCTTGTCGGGAGGTTGTATGTGTTCAGGGCTACAAAGCCTGTGGGGGGTGTGTAGGTGAAGGGGCGTTGACCGAAGTTAATTGATACCGTACCTGTTAGGTCACCTGAAAAATAAAAACCTGGTGCCCAAGTAAAACCTGAAGACACAATGTCGGTATAGGCTGCATTGGTTCCCGCTACCGGATCAGCGCTTCCTTGCCAAACATTGTTTTTAGCAAAAAATATCTTACCGCTGCTCATGTCAACGGCTACAGCAAAAATATCATTTAGTACACCTGCAGAACCATACGCTACGCTGCCGCCCTCACTTATTTTATTGCCGTTAGTACCAAAAATCATTCGATAGTTGTTTGGGTATTGAGTCCCAATAGGCGCAGTCACATTTAACACGCCGCAAGCCCCCCAAGGTAATCCCGTAGTTGTATCAGCCGTTTGTATCCATTCCCAATACCATTTACCGGTTGTCGGAATGGCAATGGTTGCAGGAACCCATGAGTTAAAAGTTGTTCTGTCGTAACTGGCGGTTAAGTTTGCGTTGCTTAACACTAGCGAAGACGATTGTTTAAAACCGTTAAGCTGATTGAGTGTCGGAAAGTTAGCCGCCGTAGCAGACGTCAACGTAGGCACATCCGTCATGGAGTCATACGTCACACCAGCCGTGATGCTGATGTTATTCGTAGTCCAGTAATTGCCATTGCCCGAGAAGTCTTTACCCAAGCCTACGTTGCTGCTTGTAGTCAGCGCAGAGTTGTCTGTGAAGTTTAAATAGAAACCGTTTGTACCGTATGTGCCTGTGTACCGTGCGGGTTGCCATACGCCTGTGAGAGCATTGGTTGAGCCAAAGGATGACGGGGTTAGGGCTTGACCGTCGATGAAGTTGATTTCGGTTAGGTAGCCGTCGTAATACCTACCAATAAATCGAGTAGTACCAATGCCATGACCATTGGCAGAATTAACCCACATATTTGTGTTTTGTGCAGGATAACTTGCTGTAGTAAACGCTGTAACTTGACTGCCATTGACATACAATTTCATGCGATTTGCGGCAGTTGCTTGTGTTGTGTCAACTGCCAAAACAATGTGATACCAAGCAGACGGGTCACGAAATACTTGAGTGGTTGAAATTCGGACACTATCCATGCCGCCAACAACATAAAAAAATGATAAGTAACCTGTTGCTGCGTCATAAAAAGATAACGCATTGTAATTATCCACATCTTGCGCTGCGCTAAAAACAGTAGAGTAATCTGAGGTGGCTAAAGTTCCTCGTTTAACCCAACCACTCCATGTCCATGTTTTTTGATTCCCCGCAGAGCTAGGCATCCGGCTCAAATACCCACTCGCACTTGCCCGTGTACGCAACGAGCGTGTGAGGTTGTAGCCTGATGCGCCACTAGCACTACCGGATTTGGATGCACTTAGCATTAGAACACCTATAGTCTATGTTGTATAAAGCGTAAGGCATCTTAATACCTTTTTTTAATCTGCTGCTTAATAATGTATATGGAATGTCAGCAATCCTAGACCACTCTGCAATCGTATGTTTTTCATCACCATATTCATATCTTGCATTGTTAGATTTGTTGTTTGCTTGTTCAATGTTCGTTGACCATTTGCAATTTTCAGGCGTGTAGTCACCGTCATAATCAATTCTATCAATTGAACAGCCGTATGGTTTTTCTCCCATATCAGCATAAAAATTTTCAAATGAATTTATCCAACGATCACAAACTTTAATTCCACGACCACCGTATCTTGAATAATCAGGATTGTTTTTGCTATAACAACGTTTTTTTAATGCTAACCAAATGTTATGTTCTGAAGTATTAGTCATCTTGTGCTTAGAACGTCTTTGTCTAGTTGTTTCTACACGCAAACATCCACAAGATTTTGTATATCCAGTACGCAATGAAACACCTGCAATATGTGTTGTGTTTCCACAATCACATACACAATTCCAACCGTATTGTCTGCCTTTGTTAGCTCCACGGCTAACCACAGTCAAACGACCAAATCGTTGCGAGGTTATATCAATTGCTGCGCCCATTAGTAGTTTTGCCCATTCGTGATGCCATAGGTATTTGTGCCATCGCAAAAGAAACTGAATATATCAATTTTTCCTGTAGCACTTGTCGGTGTTGGAGTTGTACCGCCCGCCCACTTGAGCGTACTACCACCCGCCCATGTCAACGTATCAGCAGCCGCATACGACACAATAATTGTGAAACTCTTACCACTCACACTTGATGGCAGCGTAATAGTCGTTGAACCAGACGTTGTAATTTTTTGAAGCGTACCGTTTGTCAACGCAACAGTCGTATTTCCTGTCGCAGAATACAAAGTTTCGGTGTAATTGGTAACAGTTGTGTTTACTACCGTCAGGTTGCCCAACGATGTTGTGGTGTTGCCAAGATAAACAGCCGTGTTACCGAGTGTGATGGCTGTCGCAAAATTACTATCTAGTTGGGATAGCGGAATAGACGTTGTTGCCGTAGCAAAAGTATATGGGACAGCCATTTAGAACCTCACTCTTAATTCGTGTTCAAATTCAAATCCATTCACAGTAAACGCTGGGTTAGATGATGTTACTGTAATGCCGAGATATTTTCCATACTGAGATGCGTCAGTCTTATACAGCGCATAACCAATCTGACCCCACCCAATTTGCACGCTTGAGTTGTTCACCCAAGGGATTACTTGCAAACTGTTATTAATCCAAGTCACCAGGCTTGTTAGCGTATACGGTGGACTTGAGCCTGACTCAGAATCAATTGTTGCGCTCATCGTGATTGAGCTAGTATTGGTTGCTGTTGCCTCAATACCCATCTTCAATGCTTGCTTAGTGCGAATAGGATCACCCATTGGCAACAAAGCGGTCTGAATACGACTGGTGATCGCAGCACTTGTACTTTGATATAGTTGATACAGCGTTGTGCCATCCGTACCAAATAACGTAATCTTGCCGCCTAGTGGGATAGATGTGATGTACGCTAAGTTATTGCCTTGAGAAGTCAAAAACCATTTTTTCTCAAAGAACACAGCCTGTATATACCGATACGATTGCGTAAACACCGCGTCATAGTATCTAAAGTTAAATGCAGCGCACAAAATGTTGTTAATCAACACTTGTCCGGCGTAAATCGGATATGTGAAGTCAATATTCGGGAATATGCCGTCAAGCGGGTCTGAGAGCTTAGACGTTGTTGATCCCACCAACGCATACACGCCATAGTCGTTCAAAAACAACACAGAACGGAAATACGGGAATATGGCGTATGGCCGCTTAGAACCAACAGATGCCGACACGTTGGTGTTTGTAAACAACGTAATACCGTTAGTGTTCACATTAACGTTGGAAATCACGTTAATTGAGTCATCACCAAAGATATACAAAAAATTGTTCGCAGAAAGGATCTGTTGAATGTTTCCGTGCAAGGTTTCGTCTGTTAAGACAAAACTTCCCGCCGATACGCTTGTAAAGTCGGTGTATGAGTTTACTGCGCTGTAATAAATGGTTCTGCCGGCGGCAATCCACACTCGACCACTAAAAGACGCAATTCCAACGTTTGTATCGCTATTAACAATGCCTTTAAGGACTGCGCCAGTCCCGCCGCCACCAGAGGCCGTAACAACTAAGTTTGCAGCGTTGGTGTAGCCTGAGCCTGGGTTTGTGATAATGACTTCAAGAATCTGACCGCCTTTAAGCACCGCAGTACCGGCAGCACCTGTTCCGCCCCCACCTGAGAACGTAATCACCGTATTGGCTGCATTTGTGTAACCCGTACCTCCCGATACCACAACAGCCGAGGCCGTGCCGGTTGCAAACGTAATCACACCCGCAATAGCCGTTGCACCTGATCCACCACCGCCAGCAATCGTAACTGTTGGCACACTATTAGCGTAATATCCCGAACCACCGTCATTTAACGATACGGTTTGCACGACACCTGACAAAACAGTTGCTACAGCGTTTGCTTGCGTACCATTTGTATCATTTGGGGCACTAATGGTCACTGTTGGAACGTTTAAATAGCCTGAACCACCGTTAGTCACGGCAATAATACCAACCGAGCCAATATTGACTACGTTGTTACCATCCCATGAGTAGTAACCCTTAGCAGGATCAAGAATCAATAGGCGTTCATTTTTCCATTGAGCGACCTGCATACCCGCGCCGCTAAAGGTTCCTGTTGCCGCTACGTTACCTGTTGATCCATCTGTTGGGCTGTAATACTGGGCGCTACCATCAGCTTGAAATGCAACAACATAATCTTTGATTTCAATGTTTGCAGAAGATAATGTTGTGACAGTATTAGCCCAAACAACCGTATTGCCGCTTGAGCTGACGGTTGAATAGTTTGGAATAATTTTTAGGTTTGCATAACCAATAGGCTGTGCGTTTTCAAGCCAAGAAAATTCATCTTCTTTGATTGCCGTGCGGTTAGCCTGAGTATCAAGACCCCTAAAGGTTTTGATAACTTGATACGACTTTTTTTGCTCTGCCGCAGCCATTTCTAATTAATGTTGCTATAAAGAGATGGAATACGACGCGTAAAGACTGTGTTTAGCACAGACCTTGCGTGGTTCAGATACTCTTGCTTGTAAATCTCCGATTCACCAAACGATTGTTCGTAATACTTAGCCAAATAGGCTGCATAAAACTTTACACACGTTGTATAGGGGTCTTGAATAGAATCTGCAACTGTAGGGGCGGCCAAGGTTAATGCTGTTGGCAAAATAACCGTATCCATCTCAATTTGATAGACCTGATCGGGTACAGGGCCAAGGTAAATTGTGTTTTGACCGTACACAGAAAAGGCTTGAGGCCGTCCAATGTAATTCTGCCAAAACCGCAGCCGTGCATTGAAATCAGACCACGCCAAATAGTCCAACGGCACCCGTGTATTACCCCAATACAAGTTGATATTCAAAATATCAAGCGTGTACTGTCCTTGTGGCAAAGTTGAGAACGGTATCTGCTCAACGTTAGACACATAGGTCAAACCAACACCACCGTTAAAGAATTCAGTAGACGGTGGATAATTTGAGTAGTTATTTTGATTACTTGCAGGGTACGGAGGCGCAGTTGAGCCGCTTGTACCTGCTGTGGTCACTTGATACACAAAAATGTTTGAAAATACAAACTGATTTAAGTTGTATGCAGTAGAGGCTGCCCATGCAACAGGATTTGTCGCAGTAACACCATTGA